AGGGCGACTACACCAAGAAAACACAAGGTGTTGCAGCTTTTAAAAAGAAAGCCGACGCCTTTGAAGAACTCCTTGCCCCGCACCGGCAAACCTTTGCACGGGCTGGCATGGATGACGTGGCTGCTGTCAGGCAACTGTTGGCAGCCAACGACTATCTGCAGAAAGACCCTCAAAACGCCATTGCCTGGCTTGCAAACCAGTATGGCGTGGATGTTGGGGCAATCGGTAACGATCCAGCCCCAGAGGATGAATATGCAGACCCACAGGTGAAGGCGTTGCAGCAACAAGTAAATCAGCTCACCGGCTTCATCCAGAACCAACAGACACAACAACAGCAAAGCGTACAGCAAAGCACACAGTCGATGATCGACCAGTTTGCCGCGCAGACCGATGACAATGGCAATCCAGCGCACCCGCATTTTGAACAAGTGCGGAGTGTTATGGGTACGCTCATTAATGCCGGCAACGCACCAGACCTAAAGACAGCGTATGAAATGGCGGTTTATGCCGACCCAAGCCTGCGCCAGCAAGAGATGCAGCGGTTCGCCGCCAAGCAGTCTCAGAGCGAAGTCAAGAAAGAGGCGGTGAAAAAGGCCAAGAAGGCCCAAAGGTCAACGGTCAGGGGCAGTGCAGCACCCGCTCAACCTACGCTTCCAGCAAAGATGTCTGTTCGCGACACAATAGAAGCATCTATCCGTCAACTTGAAAGCAACAGGAGCTAGATTATGGCGAGCCCAAATCTCTCCGAGATCGTCACCACGACTCTACGGAACCGATCTCGACAGCTTGCTGACAACCTCAGCAACCATAATGCGTTGCTTCAGCGGATGCGCGAACAAGGCAACCAGACAACTGTGACTGGTCGCGATATCGTGCGCGAGCTGGAGTATGCCGCAAACTCAACGGTTCAATTCTATCAGGGCTATGAAACTCTGAATGTTGAGCCTTCAGACGTGCTGTCCGCAGCCGTCTTTGACTACAAACAGATGGCTGGCAATGTCACCATCTCTGGCCTTGAGCAAATCAAAAACTCAGGCGTCCAGGCAATCATCAATCTTCTTGAGGCACGCATCAACGTGCTTGAAAAGAGCATGATGAACACCCTTGCAACGTCCCTCTATTCGGACGGCACAGGGACAGACGGTAAAGAAATCGGCGGTCTTCAGTTGATCGTTGCAGATGGTGGCACCGGCACGGTCGGCGGTATCAACTCATCTACTTTTACCTTTTGGGGAAACCAGCAGACCACTGCAACGTCGAGTGCTTTCAGCACAGCAAACGTGCAGGCAGATATGAACAATATGTATCTCCTGCTTGTTCGCGGTGCCGACGCGCCTGACCTGATCATGGCAGATGCCAACGCCTATAAGGCTTTCCTTGGAAGCCTGCAGGCAATCCAGCGCATCACCAGCGATGATCTCGCACGGTCTGGTTTCACCAGCGTTCAGTATCTGAACTCTGATGTGGTCTATGACGACCAATGCCCAACCAACAAGATGTATTTCCTGAACACTCAGTATCTGCGTCTTGAGGTTGCAGAGGGCAGGGACTTTGTTCCTGGCGAAGCTAAGATGTCCGTAAACCAAGACGCTTTAGTTACTCCTGTATTTTGGAGCGGAAATCTAACGTGTTCCAACCGCGCCCTTCAGGGCGTCATTCATGTGTAAGGAGGTCTGAGATGTTTGCATCAGTTATCGGTATTGATCCGACAGCCGTTTCCTCCACACCTGAGTTTGGAGTGGGGCAGATTGGTGCCGTCGTTAGCAATAACGGCGTGACCAAAATATACAAGTATGTCGAATATAAGGTAGGGTCTGGCAGCGTCGCCGCGGTGAGCGGAAACGCATGTTATTACAATACTTTAGACGGCTACAAGCTCAATCAAGTCACTAGCGATCTTAGTGACTCGGTAGAGATTGGCGCTGGCATACTGCAGTCTACTCCGACTGACGGTCAGTATTGCTGGATTCAGATCAAAGGTGCCGCAACCATGGCAGCAGCTCTCACTGCTGGCGCGGACGGCGACCCTCTGACAGCGACCGGAAGCTCAGACGGAAAGCTCGACGTTACTGCTGACGTGACCAGTGTTGTGGTCGCATACGCAGGCGATGCGTCTGACAAGGAAATCATCTGCGATTTCCCGTTCTAACTTCCTCCGACTGGGGCGGCTTCGGCCGCCCCCGTTTTCACCATGATCAAGGGAGAGATCATGCCAGCCAAGGCTATATTTTTTCAGCGTGAGCTGAATGGAGAACAACGAGATTTTTGTCGCATTTCTGTGCAGGGCATCCGCGATGTCTGGGAGGGGCCAGTGCGGCCCCAAGACCTGAGCCGGTTTCCTGATGAGTGGGACGATTACAAGAAGCAGCAGAAGAAGCCCAAGAAGAGGGGCGGCAACCTCAATGATCTGCCAGGCATGTCAGAGCCGCGTCGCGTTGAGCTAGAGCTTGCCGATATAGAAACCATTGAAGAGCTTGCTGCTGCTGATGAAGTGCTTTTGCGCAACATGGGTGAGCCGTATGTGCAGCTTAAAAAGATTGCCGGGCTGCACATCGATGCAAAGCCCAAGCGAAGCCGCAAGCCAGCGGCAGAACCAGTAGAGGAGCCGGCTGATGAGCCTGCTGACGATAGCCCAGACGATAGCTGACTTCACAGGGTACACAGATCCGATTGCGCGTCAGCTTCTTGCCATAATTAACCGCGAGGGCAAGCAGCTCATGCGGTCAACGAACTGGCCAATCTTGATGAAGGAACACACCTTCTCAACGGTCAACGGCACTCAGAACTATGCGCTGCCGACAGACTTTGACAGGTTTGTCAGTGGCACAGCCTACAACCGCAGTGATCTTGACCAGATGACCGGGCCTATCACTCCGCAGCAGTACCAGGCCGACAGGTTTGGAACGACCAGCACCGGCATCATTGATCGCTTTCGTCTGAAGTCCAGCAGCAACGCGCTGCGGTTTGATATCACCCCGACACCGACCGCGGCTGAAACAATCGGCTTTGAATATGTTTCAAGCCACTTCAACCAGACCAGTGGTGGCACCTCGCAAGCTGCTTTTGCTGCTGATACCGATGTCGGCATCCTTGATGAGACATTGATAGAGATGGGCGCGACTTGGCGCTTCAAGCAGGCGCACGGCCTCACTTACGATGAAGACTTCCGGCAGTATCAGCTTGAGCTGCGTCAGGCGATTAGTCGGTCTGGCGGTGCGCCAATCATCACGATGACCGATGCAAGGCGTCTGCTGGTCAGCCCTTACTCCTACAACTTGCCTGATAGTGGCTTTGGGATTAGCGGCTGATGCTGCAGGCACTTCCACAATCCCGCCGGTTTGCAGTCAAGGCAGCGGCGGTGCCGGCTCCTGTGGGCGGCCTCAACAGCCGTGACAGCATCGACGCCATGCCGCCGACTGACGCCATCGTGATGAGCAACTTTTTTCCGTCTGTTGAAAAGGTGACCCTGCGTGACGGCTTTACTCAGTTCTGCACTGGTATCGGCACAGGCGACGTTGAAACGCTTGTTGAACACAATGCCGGCGCAAACCGTCAGCTCCTGGCTATCGGCAGCGATGGCGTCTTGTACCAGATTGACACCGGATCGGCGGTCAGCAAGAAAACCGGCCTCGCGAACGGCAGGGCAGAATCGGTCGAGTTCAACGGTCTTACCATCTTTGTGCCGTCAGGGGCGAACGTGCCTTTTAGCTGGAACGGGTCAAGCGCCAGCGATCTGTCGATCACGCTGTCTGATAGCGCGAACGCAAACACGCTGACTGGCGTTCACGCATATAAAAACCGCCTGTATTACTTCACCGGCACAGATCAGAACTTTTACTATTCTGCGACTGTAGACACTCATCAGGGCAACTTTACCAAGTTCCCAACCGGCCTAGTCGGCACCTTTGGCGGCAACCTCATCATGATCCAGACGATCACGATCGACGGCGGTGAGGGCGTTGATGATCTGCTGGCGCTGATTATGAGCAGCGGTGAGGTTCTTGTTTACAGTGGTTCAGATCCTAGCTCTTCCAACTTCGCCTTGGTCGGCACCTTCCGCATAGCTGAGCCCGTGAATGAAAAGCGCGCCTGCGCCAAGCTGGGCGGCGACGTGATTGTGATGACCAAAGAGGGCTATCTGCCACTGAGCGCTGTTATACGGCAAGACAATGTGGGTGCCAAAGCTGCCGCAATATCAGAGAAGATTCGAGGCACGGTGATCGCCCAGGTAAAGGCCACCGGCACCTTAACAGGCTGGCAGATTTTTGTTAGCCCTGATGGCGACAAGGTGATCTTCAACTATCCGACCGGCGAGACAGACGCCTACAACCAGCACGTTTTTAATCCAATCATTCGCGCCTGGTGTGTTTTTGAGAACGTGCCGGCAAATGTGTGGGGCCAGTTCAACGGAGATACCTATTTCGGCAGCGCGTCCGGCAAGGTCTTCAAGGTCACTGGCGACAGCGATAACGGTGAGAATATCGTCGGCGATATCGTCACGGCCTACAACTATTTCGGTGATCGTGCCAGCTTCAAGCGCTTCAGTTCAGTTCAGCCGATGCTGGAGGGCGACACTGATGTCGTCTTCAGCTTTGGGGTGGCGACAGATCAGAAGCCGGCAAGCACCATTGACGTTTCACCTGTCACTTTCGCCAGTAACTTGGCGGCCTGGGACACAGCAACCTATGATGACTTCTTCTATGCGGACACCAGCGGCGCAGGGATCACCAAACGGCGCAAGGCTGTGAACCGCGTCGGCTACTCTGCGGCGCTACGCATCAAGGTTGCCACTAGCACGCAAACTATCAGCTTCATCTCAGCTCACTATACTTTCCAACCGGGAGGGCCAGTCTGATGCCATTCTCATCCGGCACCTTTACGCGCACGTTTGACTGTACGACCGACAGGGACAACGGCGTCAAAATCCTTGCCAGCAAGTTCGATACCGAGTTCGACGGCATAGCCACCGGCCTATCTACTTGCATCCTAAAAGACGGCACACAGACTTGCACGGCAGCAATCCCGTTTGCTGAAGGTCTGACTATACCTGACAACAAGACCATCGTGCTTGGTACAAACAGCGACATCACAATTCAATACGATGAGACGACCAATGACAGCCTAGAGATTGCCGCTAACGTCGAGGGCGCGGCGCTCGGCGTTGTATTGAAGGCCGACCAGGGCGATGACAATGCAGACCAGCACAAGCTCAATATAGCTGACGGCGGCGTGCTGACCCTGCAAAGCAAGATTAGCGGCGGCTTTGTAACCTATCTAACTCACACGCCAAACGCCACGGTTGCCGACAGCACAACGGCTGTTGCAGGCAATCTGACTGTCGCTGGCGACCTGACGCTCGGGTCTGGCGCTGTCATCAATGAAGCAGAGCTTGAGGCCATCGACGGCGTTACAGCAGGCACAGTGGAAGCGTCAAAGGCCGTCATTGTGGACGGCAACAAGGATATTGCCAGTTTCCGCAACGTAACCCTGACAGGCGAGTTAGATGCTGGTTCGCTGGACATCAGTGGCGATGCCGACATTGACGGCACGCTTGAAGCAGACGCCATGACGCTGAACGGCACAGCCATCACAGCGACAGCCACGCTAGACACAGGCATCTCAAACAACAACGTGCCAAAGTTCACCAGCGGCGTGGCCGATAATGACTTCCTGCGGGTTGATGGCACTGCTATTGAGGGCCGGTCTGCATCTGAAGTTCTGTCAGATATCGGCGGTCAAGCCAGTCTGACATTCGGCATCAGCAATACAAACGCCGTAAAGATAGACAGTGGTTCAGTTGCCGATGATGAGTATGCCAGATTTACGGCTAATGGCTTGGAAAGCCGCGCAACATCAGAGGTGCTTTCTGACATTGGGGCCGCACCAGCGGCTGGAGACTCTAACATTGTAACAACTGGCGCACTAAACTCTGGCTCTATTACCAGCGGCTTCGGAAGCATAGACAATGGGGCAAGTGCTATCACCACAACTGGCACAATCACTGCTGGTGGGGTTGAAAGCACTTGTGCGGCTGGTGATAGTAATCAGGCTCTTCAGGCATACCACCCGACCAGCACATCCTCACGAACAATTGCCAAATTTCAATCAAACGTCGGTGGCACTCAGGTAGACAAAGTCAAAATCCTGTGTGATGGCAAGGTCGGCATCGGCACTGGCACTGGGTCAATAGATAGCGACCTTCATGTCCACGGTTCATTTCGTCAAACAGGCGCAACCGCACCTTTCGAATGGACGGTGAACGCTGGTGCGGCAGATACATATAAGCTCAATGCAGTTGGTTTTTTTGATAATCTTCTCGTTGCAACTTCGACCGGAAAAGTCAATATAGGCACATCTGCTGTTGATGGTTTTTTTCAAATAAAACACAACAATCAATCTGATGTTCTTGTCGTTCTGAACGACACTTCTGGGAGCGGTGGAACAGCAGTTAGATTTAAAGTGAACGGCACGACTGTAGGCTCGATAAGCAACAACAGCAGCAGCACAGCATTTAACACTTCATCAGACCACCGCATCAAAGAAAACGTGGCCGATATGACCGGCGCAATCGCTCGTGTTAAGGCACTTGCACCAAAGCGGTTCAACTTTATCGCAGACGCCGATACGACCGTCGATGGCTTTCTTGCTCATGAGGCACAGGCCGTCGTGCCGGAAGCTGTCACAGGCACTAAGAATGAAGTGGACGAGGACGGCAATGCGGTCATGCAGGGCATCGACCAGAGCAAGTTAGTGCCGCTTCTGACTGGCGCACTAAAAGAGGCTGTTGCAAAGATTGAAGCCCTTGAGGCCCGTGTTAAGACACTAGAGGACGCATAATGCCATACATAGGTAAATCTCCAGAGTTCGGCGTCCGCAACCGCTTCGTATACCAAGCGACAGCGGGGCAGACGAGCTTCAGCGGATCTGACTCCGACTCACTGGTGCTGTCATACTCTGACAGCCTGTATATGGATGTTTACCAGAACGGGGTGCTGTTGAAGCCAGGAACGGACTACACTGCTACAACAGGCACAACGGTGGTGCTGGTCACGGCGGCGTCACTGAATGACGTTGTCGAGATGGTCGTCTACGATGTGTTCTCTGTTGCTGACAGTTACACCAAGTCCGAGTCCGACACACGCTATCCCTTCAAGGGCAACAACTCCATCATCCGCTTGAACGGTCAGACCATCAGCGCAGACATCACGATTGACAGCGACGAGAACGGTGTGTCGGCAGGGCCGATTACGCAGAGTGCCACCGTCACTGTTAATGGATATTGGAGCATCGTATGACCAGCGTATTGAATGTAGACACGATTGCTGACAAGGCGGGTACGGGGCCGGTAGGGCTGACGAAGCAGAGTGCGGCAAAAGCCACGATAGCAGCAGGGTCAGATGCGTCTTTATTTGATTCTTTCAACATTTCCAGCGGTGAAGATGAGGGAACAGGCGACTATAAATATAATGTAACCAGTGCATTTTCTGGAACGACTGTAGAAAAATGCTGTTCCGCATGTACTTTAGGAACTACGGCTGTTGTGAGGACAAAAGCTGCGGATGCAACCGCAAGCGTGATAGACATTGAAGTAATGAATAGTAGTCATAATGAACACGATGGAAATCATGCACTAGCAGTACACGGAGACCTCG